AACAGGTTTTAACGAGTCTACAAGCGTACAAAAAACTTTACGTAAGCCAGAGGTGCAGCTAAAAGAATTCTTAGCCGCAGGTAAGATTGAATTGCGTAAGTTCTTAGACAATATCAAAGCAACCGATATTAAACTAAATGGACGTATCAACCTTGATACTATCCTACTCAAAGTACAATAATCTGAACAAAGTCGTCCTGTAAGTGCTAAATATACGAAACAGGACGATTTCACATGGCAACACTAGTAGGTAATTTAACCGCAAATCTTAGTCTAACCACAGACAGTTTATACAATCCAGTTACGGGTACAGGCGCCGGACCTATTGCTTTTGACGCAACTCCGTTAATACCAGAAAATCAACAACGTAATGATATTATAGATTATATTCGTTTACGTTTAGGTGATCAGATTGTTGATGTTGAAGCAGACAAAGAACACTATGACATGGGTATTAAACAAGCCTTTGTGCGTTATCGTCAACGCAGTTCAAACGCAGTAGAGGAAAGCTATGCGTTTTTAGATCTACAACCAGAAACACAAGAATACATCTTACCACGTGAGATTATGGACGTTAGACAAATATTCCGTCGTGGTATTGGTAGTGTAACAGGCACAACAGCTAGCCAGTTTGAACCATTTGCAAGTGGTTACTTAAACACTTATATGCTAGTAGCAGGTCGTGTTGGTGGTTTGGTGAACTACGAATTATTTGTAGACTATCAAAAGCTAGCTATGCGTATGTTTGGTGGATTTATTCAGTTTTCATTTAATCGCACTACTAAAAAATTAGTACTAACTCGTAAAATTCCAAATTTTGGACAAAACTATAATGAAAATATCAGTGAAAGCGTTCTACTACATGTAGATAACTATAAACCCGATATTATGTTGTTTAATGACACACACGCATTGCCTTGGATCCAAGACTACGCTCTAGCATTTGTCATGATTAGTATCGGTAATGCTCGCGAAAAGTTTGCGCAAATTGCTGGCCCACAAGGAGGTACCACTCTAAATGGTACACAACTTAAAACAGAAGGCGCTGCCTTGTTAGAGCGATTAGATGAAGACGTTAAAAATTATGCTGATGGGGGAACACCCTTAACCTGGTTTATGGGCTAGTGATGGCATGACTACGCATGTCATAGATTTGTATGAGCTATTTTCGGGGTTATACCAGCCTAATTTAGATATAGGTATAGATTCAATATTTGATAATTATAGAGCAAATCAAACTTCTCAGCCCGATCGTGTAGTCTTATTATGGCATCATGATTTTAATACAGAATTTTTTTACACTGTTCCGTATACGTTAGAAAAATTTACAATTAAATTTGCTTCTATTGGCATCACAGATTTAATCTTTACTGTTAGTGACTTGGCGAAAGATTTTAGATCAGAGCTAAGTGCTTACAATGTAATATATCTCAGCAGTGTCATCTCAATGATAGATTATTACAATCCAATTATACCGACACCCAATCGAATCGAATACAAAAATAAATTTTTATTTCTACCCGGTAAGTTAGATAAATTTAACAGGATAGGATTGTTGTCAGAACTGTATAAACATAATCTAATAGATGATAGATACGGTGAAATAAAAATTTCTACGCAACAACTATCATTGGACCTTGCTTTGTTTGTTGCGGCAGACATTGACTTTAACAAATTCATAAATCATCTAACTTCTTTTAAATCGACCGAATATTTAGACAAGAAGTTTTCATATTTTGATTTAGCTGTTGATCTTCATAAAAAGACTAAATTTAGTTTAATTGCTGAAACTGAATTTAATACTAATAACAAACAATTTATTTCAGAAAAAACATTTAAGGCTATAGTTAATAAGCATCCGTTTGTGTTAGCTGCCAATGTTGGTGTGCTATCGACACTTAAAAAAATGGGATTTAGGACTTTTGAAAATTACTTGCCTGTATCGGATTATGATTCAATAACTGATCCTAATCTAAGATTAACAGCTATTGTAAAAAATGTCCAAGGCATATTAGATATGTCTGATGACGAATTTTTACCGCTTAAACAAGACGCAGAGCATAACTTTAATATATTCGCAGAATTGGTACTTAATAATCGAGCAGAGCTAGCGGCAACAATTAATGAAACGAATATTAGTACTTTGCTAGATAATAAATCTATAATAGAACTTTTACATAGCAAAGCATTATATTACTACAACAATTTAGATAAGCTACAGACTCTAATAGAAAAAAATAATCAAACCCACCGTATCTATGATGATATGATCAACTGGCGAATATTTTATTCTTCGGTAAAAGGAGAAAACTGGCCAAAGTTTTGTGAACAAGATAAAATCAACACATTACCAGAATGGATTCAAAAAGAAATAAAAGAATTCCAAAATAGCTAGACTTTGTGATATTTTTGTAATAAAATATACATATCAATTAGGAGTTTTTATGAGTTCTATCATCGCTATCTGCGGCTTTATGGGATCTGGCAAAGATACTATAGCCGATTATCTAGTTAATTTCCACGGTTACAAACGCGAGAGCTTTGCTAACAGCCTCAAAGATGCTATAAGTGTGATATTTGGATGGGACCGTGAGCTATTAGAAGGCCGTACTAAACAATCTAGAGAATGGCGAGAAACTCGAGACGAGTGGTGGAGTGCTCGCTTAAAGCAAGACATCACACCGCGATATATTTTACAATATTGGGGCACAGAAGTAGTACGTAGGGGCTTCCACAATGATATGTGGGTAGCGAGCTTAGAAAATAGGCTACTTAACAGCAAAGACGATATTGTTATTACTGACTGCCGTTTTCCAAATGAAATTAAAGCCCTTAAAAACATTGGTGCTAAGGTGCTTAGAGTCAAACGTGGAGTAGAACCCGAATGGTATGAGCATGCTAAGAACTATAATAAAGGAATGAAGCGTATTGGCTGGGCAATAGGCAAGGATGTATTAGAAAAAGCTAATGTTCATGCCAGCGAGTACAGTTGGGTGGGCAGTAAGTTTGATCGAGTTATTGAAAATGATGGAACCATCGAAGAGTTGTATGCGCAGGTAGAAGCACTATTAAAAGTCGGGAACGAGGTCGCCCTGGCGCCAGCCTAGCCCGTCACGAGCTACTTCGTATTGGCAGTTGGCACATATTGTTCTTAAATTGGATAGACTATTATTGTTAAGATTACCATCAGTGTAGTAAACAAATAGTTGCTCTTTATATTTTGCCTTAAAGCCGCACTTTTCACAGTGCGGTTTCTTTTTGTAACCTGCCTTGTGCCAACTTGGCACAGGTGCGGCTTTATTTTTCTTTTTACGTATACAACTGTCACAACGAGTCCTATAATAGGTTACGCCTTCACGTTTATAGTTGATCGCTGCGGGTTTTTTGCCGCAAACCTCACATAATTTTCGCCATTGCATACATCTATTTAGTTGAACCTTTTAAAGGGCACCTAACAGCACCGATTTTGATAATATAAAATAAATAGTTTAAAGTATTATTATAAAAGGATACTATACTATGGCACTAATTTCCCCAGGCGTACAAGTTACAGTTACTGACGAAAGTCAATACCAACCAACTGCAGCTGGTACTATACCTTTAATTCTTCTTGCAACAGCGCAAGACAAATTTAATCCCAGTGGCACACTAGCCACGGGCACTACAACAGTTAACTCTGATAAATTAATTACTATTACAAGTCAACGAGAACTTATTAGTACATTTGGTTACCCATCATTCCAATTAGATGCGAATGGCAACCCAATCAATGCTAGTGAACTTAACGAATATGGTTTATTGGCCGCTTACAGCGCATTGGGCGTGGCCAATCGTGTTTATGTACAACGTGCTAATGTTGATTTAAATCAACTAACAGGCACAAGCGTTCGTCCAACAGGAGAACCATCTGATGGAGTTTATTGGTTAGATCAATCATTAACTACACTAGGTCTATTTGAATTCGATGCGTCGACTGGCGGATTTACAAATACTACAGTTACACCTATTACTGATACAGCATACTTGTCAGGGGCAACACCAATTAGTTCATACGGTGCTATTGGCGACTACGCTATTAATAGTACAGACGGAACAAATCCTTTATACTATAAACGATACGACAATACATGGACACTAGTTGGTTCTGCTCCATGGCAGTTGTCTCAATCAACAATTACAGGTACTAGTATCCCTAGTGGTGGTACTGCGTTACAAATTGGTGACGCTTTGTGGATTAATAATGCTCAGGTTGCTATTTCAGGTACAACAGTAGCAGATGTAGCCGCAGATATTACAGCCGCACACATTAAAGGTGTTATTGCTACAGTTGATGCTGCTGGTTACTTAGAAATTCGTGCTAATGCGGCTGCTATTACTACAGGTAACGTTTCAGCTACACCTGATGGTAATGTTCGTATTAAATCAGATTTAACTTCCGATTGTGCTGTTAAATTGGGATTGTTTACTACTGCTGAAGTTACTGCTAATATTCACATATCAGGTAAAACTATAGCAACACCAACAATCCAATATGGCGATTATCGCGATACACCAGCATGGTTAGCTACAGATGCTTTACCAAGACCAACTGGTAGTGTATGGTTTAAAACAACGGCAATTGGCAACGGCGCCAATTGGGCATTTAAACAATACAATTCTTCTGCTTCTGCGTTCGGTTCAGTTAGTGCTCCGCTATACGCAAATGATAACGCTGCTATATTAGGACTAGATCCAACAGGTGGCGGCACACAAATTTCAGTAGGTGCTGTGTATGTAAGATACGACACAGCAGAGAACAACACAGCTAAATTTACAGCCTATGTAAAAGACGTGGCCGGTTTACTAAAAATTACAGGTACAGCTACTAGCCCAACATTTAACGCTAGTCATGATCTTACTATTGAAGTTTCGGTTCCGGGTACAGTATCAACATCAAGTGCTACTATCAATTTAAGCGGTACTACAGCACAGAGTTTAGTGGCAGATATTTTAGCCGCTAATTTGCCTAATCTAGTAGCTAACGTAGAGTCGACTGGCGCAATTAGTTTAACACACCTAGCTGGTGGTACTATTCGACTTACTGATGTTGGCTCAGGAACTACCGTAGCTACTGCTGGTTGGAATAATGACAGTAATGTTACACTAGTTGGCACTAAAGAATATTTGGCAAGCCCATTTATTCCACTAACCTACACATTCTCTTCATCTGCTCCATATAGCGACCCAAACAATGGTACATTATGGTATTATAATGATGCTACAGAAGTAGATATTATGATTAATGATGGCGCAGGATGGAAAGGATATAG